AACATCACCATTGTTCATTACTTTATCGTAATATTTTTTTTGAAGTTCACCTTCTTCTCTTGGAAATATCATTGGTATTCCATTACTCATCAAGTTTCTCATTTGAGAAAATGATTCACTTGTTGAAGCTTCGTTTAATATGTCTTTTAATTTAATCACTACAAGACACCCCAAGCATCTTTCCAATTGGAAAATTTTTGCCCTAATTGTTTAAATAATTCTTTATCTAATCTACCTCTAACATGATGTGTTTCATTTGCATGACCAATATACCTTTGTAGTTTTTCAAGCATTCTATAAGCCTGTTCTAATTTTTTATTCTTTAAACCACGAGCCAAAGTCCATCTAGCCTCATTATGATAATTTCTATCTGTCATAGCAGCTGCTTTTGTGATATAACTTTGGTCTAATTCTTTCTTTTCTAATAATATGTTTTTTAATTTAATCATTTTTCATAGCCTGTTTAATTTTGTTAATATCAGCCATAAGTTGTTGTGGAGTCATACCAGCAGCATCAATTACTTTATACAATATAGCAGCTCTTTTCATTCTATTCAAGTTTGCACCTTTCATAGAATCAACAAATTTATCTAAGAATCTATTTACAACTGATGGTAATTTGATTTTATCAAAATTAACTTCATTAATTGTATCTTCTTTAACCATACCAGTTTCTTTACGAATCTCTTGATTTTGTTGTTTTATTAAATCTTTCATATTAATCATTATTGGCTCCTAAAAGTTGGTAATCATTTCAACACCAGTCTTTGGATTTCCCCAAAAACCTTTTTGTCTTGTTAATTTATGTTTCTTCATCATATCTTTGATATATAGTTTAGCATCATCTTTTAATGTAAAATGACCAGATTGAATTTGCTTATTCTTTCTTGTATCTTGAACATTTACAGCATACTGACCTACTTTTTCTGTTATTAAATCTTTTAATTTTATCATAGTGATGTTCTCATACCTGTATACTTTGTGAATATTTTTCTTAACATATCTGCATATACACCTTTAAGTTTTTTAACTACTTTTCTACTTGTTCCTCTCATTCTAATAAACTCCACATCATATAAATCAGAAGATTTCAAAGTTATTATGATATGTGATATTGATTTTGAGTTTTTACCTATCTTAAATTGTAAACTATTTTTACTTGAACCAAAATTCTTTGCACCTGTCATAGCTATAAATTTATTACCACCTAATTGTTGTAGAATGGTTTTTGCTACTTGTTGTGATTCTGTAAGTTTTCCTTCTGTTAATATGTTCATTAACTTAATCATTTTACTACTGCCCATAATGTATTCATTAATTGTGTTGGACTTTTATATCCTAAATCTGATAATATTTTTTTCATTTTAGGATTTACTTTTTTAAATACTTTTGTTAATAGATTAGCTGTTTGTACATCTACTGTTACTAATCCTTTTTTAGTGTTGTAACCATATGCTTGTTTATCTTTCATAACTCTATAAGCCACATCAAATATTGTTTCTTTTGCTTCTGAAAGTTTTCCTTCAAGTTTAATTGGGTCAGCTTGTGGATTATGATATCTATTACTCTTATCTTTTTTTAATTTCTTAACTAACATTTTAGCAGCTCTTTCGTTTTTAACTACTTTAATAGTTTCACGACCACCATCCGTCACTACCCACATACCTTGTTTAGCCATTCTTTGAACTGCAGCTGATTGTTTTTCTGAAAGTTTTCCTTCACTAAGTTTTTCAACTCTTTTATAATGTTTTTCAGTATCTTTTAAATTTTTTATCTTATCTTTCAAAACTGCTTTAAATTCTTTCTTTTCCCAATCAGGTGTTCCTTTATAATTAACCTTATCTTTAGCATATGCGATTTGACCTTTAATACTTTCTATTTCTTGTTTAATTAGATTAAGGAAATGTGACTTGTTAAATTCATTAAGTTTTGACTCATTCATCTTAGCCATCTCTTCACGAACCATTTTCTTTATCAATTCTTTAACTCGTTTCATTTTTTTCTCTTTTTTTTCCCATTTCTTGGCCATTTCTGGATCATTTGCGTGCATCCATTTCCGTTGTTTCTCGGACTTGAATGGCATTACATTAATTTTCCAAAGTCTTTTTTATATTTTTTAGTAAAACCAACTACATTCTGTTTATAGTTATCAAGAAAATCAGAAGCTGCATCATCTAATCCTTTTTTTCTTAAAGTTTCATAAAAGTCTAAATAATTTTTTTGTAAGTCTTTTAGGGATTTATCTATTTTTTTGGAATGTTTTTTATATTCGTAAGCAGGACCTTCATTTATATTAAACTCATCTTTGATAGATTCCAATACTTTATTCTGTTTAGGTTTTGATTCTTTTTTCTTCTTATCACCATATCCCATTAAAGATTTATAATCCATCTTATTCTCCTCTGAATATATCGTTAATTATAGATTCAACTTTACAATCGTGACAACAAGTACCAGTTGCTAAATCACAAGCACCCGCACTTTCGTTTAATTTTCCTTCATTTGTTGGAGATAAGAAAGCTCCGTGTGTAGATGGATTTGATACAAAATCAAATGCAATAAGTTCAAAGTCTGGTTGAACCTCTACTGAATCGTCTTCATTCATTTCTTTAACTGAACCTAAACCACGAGATGATATACCTAATTTAATACCTGATTTAAATAATTCTTTTAAGATATTTCCAGCAGGTGTTCCAAGAACCTCAACAGTTCCATTTAAATCATCACCTTTCCAATGCATTTCCAATATATTATGTGATACATTGTTTAAGTTAACAACTGATGAATCTGGATGGTCAAGTTCACCTAATGCTCTTCTTTCAGCAATTTGAATCTCAGCATATTTTTTAGCTTCTCTTACTAAAGTATCTTTTGGATAAACTCTTCCGTTTTGATTTTTAGCTTCTGCTCTCTGTAATACACCTTTAACAACAAGTCTTCCATCATTATTTTTCATTGACTCATTGATTTGTTGAGGTGAAACCTCAAATGGTATATAATCTACTATTACTTGTTTTGACATTTTATTCCCCTTAGTTACCTGACCTACTTAATTCATACCAAGTAGTACCATCTGATGTATAAAGTGTTATTGTATCATCTATATCTGGAGTGAATGCTGCACTTAATTTAAAATTACCACTATCTGCTAATCTTGATGGATTTGTACCACTTGTAATTATTATAGTTACAACTTGTCCTGCAATTGCCCCATCAAGTTGAGTTATTGTTGTAACTCCAGTATTAGGAGGTATTTTTAATACATTTATATTTGCAACACTTGGAGTTGTATCGTCAGCTGCAGCTGTAGCTTCAGCCAATAATAATGGTTTTAAAACTATGGAAGTTGCCTGTTTTTGTTTAGGTGTTAAACCTGTACCATATCCTGATGTTAATGTTACTTCAGCCATTTATAATCTCCTATTTCCAAGCTGTTCGTTTAAGCCATATATCTCTCAATATATCACCAACGACATTTCTTATTAATTTTGTTATTACTTTTAAATCTTTATCATCAACAGATTCACTTACAAACTTATATCCAGTTTGTTTTTCTAAATTCTTTTTTTTCTTCTTACTAGTCTTACCAAAAGCTTTTGGTGTGGAATATCCAGCTACATTTCCAGTAGCAGTCATTTCTTCTAAACCTTCATCGTCTAAAAGTTCAAGTGTTAATTTCTTAATTAACTCTTTAAATAACTTTCTGTTTTTTATTTCCACTTTTTTTCACTTCCTTTACAAGTTCTAAGTATCTCATTGTCTGAATAACATATTCATCTTTAACAACATCTGATTTATCTTCAATTCCACAAAATTTGTCAATTGATTTTATTGCTTCATTCATTTTGATTTTTACAACTTTGTCTTTAAGATTTTTAGAGTGTGTTTGTAAATCTTCCTTTAAACCTTTTATAATTTCTTTTAAAGTATCTTTTAATGAATTTGTATTAGATATATTGTTAATATACTCTCTAAGTAAGTTCTTTTGAGCTGCACTTAATTTTGTATATTTTTGATTGAATTTTTCTAATAAAGTTCTATAAGTTAAAATTCTTAAATCTTCATCATCAGGAAGTTTAGTAACTGTTTCAGATAACTTAATTGAATTATCATTAGTTGTTACATGCTCAACAATATTAAAAAATGATTCTGTTTTTTGGTCTGGTGATAAAGATTTATTATATTCAAATAGTGTATAAATAGATGCGTAAGTTTTGTAATTTGGAACTTTAGAAGACATAAATTTTTGAAGATTGTAATTAGATTGAATCTCCTTAATTAAATTATATCTCTCTCTTCTAAGTGTAGAATTGTTTAAATCATCTCTAGCTTTCATAACTTCATTAATGAAGTAATCAGCTTTACTATCCGACTTAAATTTCTTTGTAATTAGTATGTTATATAGAGCTAATTCTTTTCCTAGCTCCGTATTTTCGTTAAATTTCTCTTTAACGATTTTTACCGCTGGTCCATTGTCTTTATTTAACACATCAGATGTAATCTGCCTAAGTAAAAATTCAAACAATAAACCCGTATTACGGATTTTATTATGCTTAACTTTACGCATTGTCGAGTCTCCATTTGTTTTGGATACTATTTATGTAATTATTCATATATAAATATAATGTTTTTACTAAATAACCCAATTTTATTCTTCTTCATCTAAAATAATTTCTTCATTTAACATAGACTTATCTAAATCTTTACCAAACTTATCTTTTAACTGATTTAGTAGTCCTTCTCTTGCAACAATTGTAGCACCTTTTGATGTAGCCAATGGAGAACCACCTTTAAACTCTCGTTTACCATATCGTTCTCTTTCGTACTTTGTTGCATCTTTTATGTCTTTGGCTGAGTATTCATTACCAAATTCTTTCTTACCAGTTCCACTTCGTCTATCCCCACCATGTTCACCTCGTCTAGCCATTTCAAAATCATCATCATTATCGACTTCCTCACCACCATTTTCAGCTGGGTCAGTTCCTTCGGTTTCAATTTGTTCCATTCTAAATGCTTGTTTTCTATCTTCAATAACACCCTCAAAGACATCAATTTTTTCTTGGTCGTTTAATTCAAAGATATTATCATATATCCATTGTCTTGAAAATAATTTGTTTTCAATCAAGTCATTAGCAATATCTTTTTTCTGTGTTAATAACTCTAATTTTTCTTGTTGATGTATCATTGATGGATTGGTTAATTCTAATTCAAAATTAATCAACTCCGCATCATCAAATCCTTGTGTATATAAATGAACGATAGCTATTTTTTCAAGTTCAGCACATACAATTTTCTGTAGTCTTTCTATTGTTCTTGCAAATCTTACATCTTCAGCAGCTAATGTAGCTTTACTTCCAACATTCTCATCATACCCAAGAAATGCTTTAGGGACTTTAAGAGCTGCCATCATTTTGTTTTTTAGATATTCAACATCATCAATAGCACCTTCATTTGATAAAGCTGGTAAAGTATCAATATTTGTTCCACTATCACCACCACGAACAGGTAAGTAATAATCTTCCGTAACTGATTCCATATTATATTTTAAATTATAATCACCGTTTGCATCCATTACAGGTGTTTTTTTCATCTTACCAATGATTTGTTGCATAAAGTTATCAACCTCATTTGGAGGTATGTTTCCAATGTCTACTTTAAATACTCTTTTTTCTGGTGCCCTCATCATTCTATGAATTAACATAGCGTCTTCCATAAGAGTTAATTGTTTAAATACTCTTCTAGCACCTTCTAACATTGATTTACCATAAGGTAGGTAATTTGTGTCTGCTAAATTTCTGAAATGAGCAATTTCATAGTTCTCATATAATTGTCCAGCTTTAGAAGCTCTTACTGTTTCATTATATTCTTCCAATTGAAATTGAACAAGTTTTGGATTACTTGGGTCATGTCCTTCCATTCTATTTACCTCATATACTGAAAGAGGTTTTACATTTACAACTCCGTGTTTATCTAATATATCCAAATGTAAATAAAAATCACCATATTTAGTCATATTACGAATATAACTCCATAGATTAAATTCAATATTCATTATATCATAAAATAAGTTATGTAAAATTTTATGGACTTTTGGATTATCTGTTTTAATTTTTAATATTCTGTTTTCAATATTATCAACTGTAGATTCATCACAATAGATGTCTAATGCTGATGATATAATTGGATCTGCGTCCATTAATTCGTAATACCTAAACAATTCTTTACGAGCCACATCATACGCACTTGCATTTTGCTTAGCTGCATAAGATGACATATTATTTCCACCTGAATGTATCTTATTATATCTATCAATAAAGTTTGAAGTTAAAGCTGT